AAAATAATATATCTTCATCTTTACTATTAAAATAAAGTCTACCGCTATTAAGTATTACCTGTTTACCTTTATATTTACTTGCATCTGTAGGTTCTGTATTGGCTGCTTTATACTTAGATCTAGACTGCTTTAACGGTACAGTATGATCTGAGGTTATAAAGATGGTTGAGTCGTCTTTGTTTATGTCTTCCTCGGTAAAGTCGTTTCCGTCCTTCTTAAGTACTTGGCCGTTAGATATAATAATAAAAGGTTTTCCTTTATTACTATCATCAGTATATATATTCTTTGGATGTTTTTCTCCTCCGAACCTTACAGTCTGTCCCGATCTACCTTCTAATACTACATCTCCATAAAAAGGCTGTAAAGGTGATACTCTTTGCTCGTCAACGCTATATCCTAGCTCTAAGTCGTCGCCGGCAGGAAAAGCATTGTGGTTAGGGTTATTCCAAATAGAAACTACTCTAGTATAGTATGCTGATTTATCTCTATCTGTTAATATACTACTAGGTGCTGATGTAATTAATACTATCTCGTCATTTAGAGGGTACCTTCTTACTGAGCTGTCTAGAGGTTTGGCAAAAGGTAGGTCTCTCAAATCCTTTTTTTCATAATCTACTCCAATAGGTATATAGAATATACATCCTATAGAGTTTTGCTTACCGTAGTCAGAATACATCTCATCTGATTCATCTAGAACTACGTGAGCAACTCTAGCTGCAAATGTACCCTGTAGTGATGATTCTTCTGGTAGTAAGTAATTTGGAGAAAACATATTTATTCTTCGTTACCTTCTTCTGTGGTTCCTACATCTTTAATCTCTTCTTGTGCTTCTTGAGACTCTTCTAACAAATCTTGTAGTTCGGAGAGGTCGAATTCCCCTGTCTCTCCTTTAGAAGCTGCTATTTCTAACCTTTGTATTACAGTAGCTAATTTGATAAGGTGTTCATCGTTTTTTACACCTATCTCCATGTACTCTTTAATCATCGGTACTAGTAAAGTAGCGTCGCCTATATTCTCAATTAAAGGTTTTAACTCAGCTATAAGCCCTTTTACTTGTGATTTAGTCTCTTTTGAGTTATCGTATATTTCACCGAAGAGGTCAGATAGGGTTTTGCCCTTAAATATTTCTTTATCTAAACTCATAATGTTTTATATATAAATAGACTTATTGAGACTTATTAGTTAATAATCCTAAATCATAGCTTTTTTGGTACTTTTCTTTAAACTTACCTTTTAGTACGTTTATTACCTTAGTTAGGTTAGGTGTATCGCAATCTGTCATCTCTCTAATGTATATATAAAGAGCTTTTTTCTTAAAAATATCTAAATCGTGTCTAGTTTTAAAAATAGTTAAAACAGCATCTGCTATTTTTTTATCTTGATCTTTAATAAATAAGTCGTCTATTATAAGATAAGTTTCATCAACCCATATATCTATAAAGTCGCTTAAAGATTTGGCATAATTGTGATCTACAGCATACGCTTGTTTATAGGAGTCCTCCATATCGGCGAACTGACCTATCTGTTTTAGTTTTTTATAGTTTTTGTTATTGTAGTTTATCAGCCATCTTTTAACTATAGTCCCAAAGTAAGAGTAAGCTTTTGCTCCATTAGTTGAGTCAAACTTCATTATCTTTTCTTCGTATAGTACTGAAACTATTTCATGTTTTAAGTCTTCTATTTTATCTACATCTGTGTAGTAGAACTTAAATGTATGAATTATGTTTTCTGCTAGTTTATAAAATGGGTAATAAATGTGTTCGGTAAAGATCTTACTTCTGTAGTCTTGATCTTCCGATTCATTAAACCTTACAATGTACTCTTCTGTCTCTTTTGTAAAGTAATTAGCTTTCGCTCTCTTCCTTGCCATAGTTATCTGGGAGCATGTACCTATCCAACTCGTCTTGTACTGCTTTCATTTGGTTAAAAAATTCACCAACTTCATCATCTGATTGAAAGACCCCCTTTTCGTCGAGATTCTGTAAGTGTTTGTTAGACTCCCCTATGATATTAGATATATTCTGAAGATATTGTGTTTGATCTACTGTGACATCTTCATATTGTTCCACTTTTACCATAAGGTTTCTAATAATATACACTAAAGTTCCCGAAATGGCAACTAAAATACCGATTATTATGTATAAAGTTACGTTCATTATAGTTTATTTAACATGTTTTTTAGTCCTTGAGAAGAATTTACCCTTTTTCCCGTAGAGGACTTAATTTTTTTTGTTTTCGGTGAGGTAACACCACCATCTGAAAGCCATTTATCATATTCTACCTTAGAGGCTAAGAAATCAGCCGTATGAAGTACAAAGACTATGTTAGTTTTCATTCTGGATGACGGTACGTTACTAAAGAAATAAGCTTCATTAGCTTTATCGAACACACCATCGTGTAGTCTGATACCTAAGAACTCGTTTTTAGATACTTTAATACCAAATTTTTGTAATATGAACAGTGACCTATCTGGGATTAGCATAAATCCAAGGTCTGGATTATAAGTATACATCTCATGTAGCTTATCCTGTCTCCACTTATCGGTCTGAGGTATATAGTTTTCTTTCTCTCCGTCACCTATCTTACCAAGATCATGAAATAAAGCAGAAAATACTAATTCTTCTTCTGTGAAGTCTATAGTACCACCCATCTCTTTGAAAAGTCTCATCTGTTTAATACTAAACTCAACTACTCTATTAACGTGGTCGATATAACCTCCGGCAAAAGCATTATGATGCCATGATTTACCGCTAGCAGGTGACATAATATAGGCTTCGCCTAAGTGTTCTATAAGATTTTTACATGATTCTTTACGATCACCTAAATAAGTATCTATAATTTTAAGATGTTTATCGTAATTCGAATGGATTTTCTCCGCTTTTAATGTCATATTAGATTAATTATTTGTTATATTATTATACTACTCTTATATTATTCATATAATTAAGTATTTATTTATATTTAATTCTTAATATATAATTAAGATAATGATTTTTTTTCAGAAGATCAACTATTCCACAATAAATTTTTCAAAATAATGGTCTTTTATTACGGAATTACCAACTCCCTCCCAATATACCTCCATATAAAGTGTAATAGTATCGTTTTGAGCCATTGGAGGAATAGGTCCAACTATCCTTTTTGACCTTAAACGATTGTGATCATCGGAAAAATAAATACTAGTACCCTGAACTATGTTAACTATTATACCTGCAAACTGATTTAGAATGATATTATAAGAAGAATTTGGTAGTAAATTACCGGTATAGTCATAAGGTCCCTGAAAGGGATTGTAGTTATTTACGGTTACCATCAAAGAATCTCCAATAGTCCAATGTGTATCGCTATCAAATCTAGCTTCCACCGGTTGAACTCCGTTATATTCATATTGAGGTAAGACCTTATCTGCAAAGACATCCACTTGAAACCAAGGTAAATACTCTCCGGTGAAGTCTAAATCGATATGATGATAGCCATTTTCATCTAAATACCCCGGTAATACCATCTCTGCATCACAATCTCCATCAATACAAGGGGAGGAAGGGAGGTCATCGACAGTACAGCTAAAGAACAGCACCGCGCTCGCCGCGCAAAACGCGCAAAGTTGCCACGAAATTTTATATAGTAGTTTAATCATATTTTATATTATCATTTAATTCACTTTCTAACACTCCTCTAATATAGAACGCCTCCTCAGTATGTTTTTGATTAGCTATCTCCGATACCATTACGCTTATAGGGTAGCCTTTTCTTATATTAACGATAAATGAATATTTACCGGTAACGGATAGATTCCAGTCTGATGTGTCCATAGAGTATCTATCTACGGTAATGTCTCTGAATCTATGGGATATTAAATCGTAGATCTGAGATTGTATGTGCTGAGGTACTATCATGACTTTAGTTAGACTATTTTAAGTAAGTACAAAGGAAAGTTATATGTAGTTCTTTGACTCATTAAATCGAATGAATAACACCTAAGCATAGTATTAGTTACTTTATCTACATTCATTGATCTACCCATAAAGCTATTAGCCTCACTTATAGCATAATTATTCTCACCCTTAAACCCACTATAGGCTCTTATGGTATACTCTGCTGGTTTACCTACTCTATCTACTCCATAGGTAACTTTGATTTCTTCTTTAATTCCTAATGAATTAATAGATTTGCGGATCTTCTTTGATTTTTTAACTTTCTCTTGATATGTCATAACCTTTATTTTTTAACTATTAATATACCTTAATATAAGAAGAATATCTCAGAAAAGCAACTATTTCCCCTTTTATTTATCAAGATATTTGAACAACCTGTTCATAATGAACCATGAAATGACCATTATCATCACTACTTTTACTAAAATCATAGATTTTTATATTAAGTTATTGGGTAGTACAACTTTTGGATCGTCATATATGAGGTCTATGTACTTTTTTACTACCGCACACCTCTCATAATACTCAATATCCTCAAAATAGGACAGTAACTCATTTAGCAGAACGTTTACCTTGACTATATCGTAGTTTTCTGTGATAGAATACTTAGTTTCGAATTTATTTACGTCAATTCTACTTAAATACCTGTATAATTTAGAAAAATACTTGAATTTTACGTCTTCTCTTACGTCTTCGTAGTGTTTTTTGTGATTTCTTAGGTATAATTTGTCAAGAACCTTGTAATTCTCCACTCCTCTTACGACCATACTCATTAAAACGTAAGGATTCTGGAGTACGTCTGTTACATTATGCTCTTCATAGACTTCTTCATCGCCTACTTCGAAGAGATTAAACAAAGATTGTGGATCTATAGGTTTCATTTCCTATAAATAGAATAAAACCCCATATATAGAAAATTTTTTGGAAAAAAAATCCCCGTATTTAGTAGGATCCCATTGTAAAAGTTCTTATATTATAGTAATAATAAAAGTAATAAAACATGGAAAATTGTAATTGTCAAGTATGTAAGTGTGGAACTAGTTGTAGTTGTTCTTGTTGCGATTGTTAAAATAAAAAACTATGGATGATTTTAGAATTACTGGATTAGGAGATGGATTCCTAATTGGTGCCACTTACTTCCCTAAAGGAGAAAGAACACAAGGCTTCGAAGACGAAGATTGGACTGAGGTTAATATTTACCTTGGTATAATTAAGTTAACTTGGAGATTTTTCTAAGTTTAACATCAGAGTCGTCAATACTACGATAGATCACACAATAGATACTACGATAGGTAATACTATAAGAAGGGTTAGATAATAATACTATATATAAATATATAAATATATATAACCTATATCACTAAAAATCGTAAGAAATATACAGAGAGGTATGGGCAAGACAATCAGGTAACGTACCGGTAAGGGAACTATACTGTCAGTGTTATATCAAGGTGATGTCAGACGGCCATAAGAGTGACCGTACTACGAAGTTACTTTTCCTTATATAGATGATATATTATTCCTACTATAAGAAGACCGCCT